TTAGCTTCCGCTTATATTTTTCTCTATTTCTGCCAAACTTGCGGATACTTCTGCTATTTGGGATAATAGGCTACTTGCTTTTTGAGATAGATGTATTCTTGCATTTAAAATGAGAGTATCTTGCATTTAAAATGATAGTGGTTAAAGTTTTGCTATACTTTTACTCTCATTTTAAATGCTTATAATCCTTTAAATTTCTACTTAATCTGCTTAACATCTCTCATAAGTCCGATAAATTTTCCAACTATCTTACACTCGCACTGATGAAATCTCATGGGCGTATATAGCGGATTATAAGATACTAGCATTAGCTCATCTGCTTGTTTATAACACTCTTTTATAACAAGTCCATCAGGAGTATTAATGGCATACACTTCACCATCTTTATAAGGATAACCCATGGCTATCATACATAAATCATCTTCCATAATATATGGCTCCATACTATCTCCTATTGCGCTTATAATATCAAGATCATACATCGGTCCGCATCCGTGCTCAAATTTTTGAAGTATCTTTTTGTCCATTATAATCTCTTCGTAATCTTCATCATCACTCCAAGCCCCACCACCAAGACTTGCCTTGACATTAAATAGTCTAAGTGTTTTATACCTCTTCTCAGACATTTGCAAACTTTCGTTTTCTTGATTATAGAAGAATAAATTTATTGAAATATTGCGCCTTGATAAAAAATCCATAATCTCTTTATATGGGATAGAGTTTCTAAATTTCATTTGAGCGTAAGCGTTTGGATTTATGCCAAGCTCTCTTGCCACATCAGCATCTTTTATACTCATAGCTCCTTCGGTAGCCAATATATCTTTTATCCTTTCGGTGATTTCATTCATATCCATATTTGCTCCTTTGATTTTATTTTGTAAGGAATTTAGCATAAATTTAAAGTATATGATAAATTTCTTTCATTTTATAATAAAAATACCAAAACCGCAGCAAAGACACAGCAAAGTCAAGTTATAGTCTAAATATATAAAGATAAAGGAGATAAGATGAAAGCATTTAAAGAATTCAAACAAAGTGAGCACATATACGTAAAGAGTCTAAATCCAGACATTGATGTGATGATGTTTAAAAAAGAAGTAGAAGATGACAAGATTATTCTAACAATAAAAACCTTTGAATACGTAGGCGCAAAAGTAGGCATAGCAAAGAAATATGAAAAGCTAACCATAAATAAAGCAGATGAGTATATAACCGATAAACACGGATTTTATCTTATCGGCGAATACACTTTAAAGGCTCTTTAGCGAGCCTTTAAAAAGCTTTTAAAAATTCATAATAAGCAGCTCACTCCCTTTTTCTCTTGACTTGCCATTTAAACTATAATTTACACTAAGCTCTTTAAATGCAAAGCCCTTGTATAGTTCTCTCACTGCTTCACAATTGTTATATGAAAGAATAAATTTACCCTTTATACCCTTTAAGATAGTTGCCAAATTTTCGTGATCTCTCATAGTAAAACCATCTTTCATCTTGTAATATCTCTCAGTTCCTACATAAGGTGGATCGACATAAAACAGAGTTTCGTTACTATCGTATTCTTTTATAAGCCTATCGTAGCTTAAATTTTCAATCAAAGCCTGTTTGAGCCTTTTTGAATAAACGTAAAAGTCTCTATAAATATTCTTATGCGTCCTGCTCTTTGTCATGGCGAAATTATCGCCTTTTGAGCCAAAGCTAGTAGTGAGCAGATAGAAGTAAAACGCCGCCGCTTCTATGTTGTTTCTTGGTTTTAGCTTGCTCTCTTTAATGTCGTAAAACAGCTCTCTACTTCTAAAAAGCGAATTGATAACAATCGATAGGCTATGCGGACGAGTGCGTATGACCCTATGAAGATTTATAAGATCGCTATTGATGTCGTTTACGATCTCGACCTTACTTGGCTCTTTTTGATAAAAGATCGATAACGCTCCGCCGAACACTTCCACGTATCTTACGTGAGGCGGCATGAGCGGGATAATATGCTTGGCTAGCAGGCTTTTACCGCCTACCCAGCCGAATGGTGCTTTAAGTTTTGTTTGTTGCATTGTTTTTCCTTACAAATTTAAATTTTTTGCTACTTTGTAAGAAATTTCAGTAATATTACCTTGCTACTTTGTAAAATGCGAACAGGGGACGCCTTGTTCGTAAAATTTTATTTTTCGTAAGCTCGCAAAACGATGCCTTAACATCGTTTGTGCCTTACTCACCCCTCAAACTCCACATTGATCATATAGCTTGTAGTATTTAGGTTGTGCGATACCGACTTTATACTAAATTCTACATTTTCAAGTCCAGCTACACCTGTTATTTTTAGCTTCCCACCAGCTCTTAATTCTCGTCCAGTTGTGCTTAAATTTCCATTTATCCCGCCCCTTTGTAGCTCGTTTAGCTTCGCTTCGCCTTTTTTAAAGGCTTCGTTGTCGCTCTTTGGCTCTGGGATATTTAATTTGTACGTTTGCTCGCCACTTCCTATCTTGGCTTGTTTATCCTTGCCGTCCTTTGAGTCGTGCCACTCTACAATTACGGCGGTATAGCTACTTCGGTTTGCCTCAGTGATGCTTAGGCTCTCGCACTCGCTCAAGGCTATTTCAAAGCTTGGTAGATTTTCGTTTTTGGGTGTATTTGACGTTTGACTCTCATCACCTTTGGCGTCTTTACTTGTGATTACTATTGTATTATTTGCCACTTTCATTATGCAGCCATACTCAAAGCAAATTCCGTACAAAAAGTCAAGATCGCTAATATTATTTTGCAAGACTGAGGCGATGGGTTGATCCGCTCCACTAGTTTTTGTTGATAGCTTGTTTTCACCGGCTATCTTTGAGGCTATGTTAAAAAGCGTGGTATTCTCCCAGCTTCTGCGTTTAGCTATCTTTTGAGGACTGGCAAAATTTACAGCTGTCGCTCTTACTTCTGTTGTATTTGCTTTGTAATCTCTTGTAGTGGTTTGCACGCTAAATTTGCCGCAATGAAATAGATCGCCCTCGTATCCTAACCAAAGCTCTAAATCATCGCCAAAGGCTGGTTTAGCATATATGCCATTAACAACTAGGCTTATCTCATCGCTTTCATGTCCTTCTTTATCTTCGTAATTTAAACTTATTAAATTTGCTTTTATTTTCGCTGTGATGTCGCTACCTTTTGCGAGTAGCTTAAAATTTGGCACTCTTACCATAATGTTTTCTCTTTTTTAGTTACTTTTGCCTTTATTTCAGGCAAAAAGACCCTATCTCCAGCCTTTAAAACGCTGTTTAAATGGCTATTAAAAGCTAAAATTTCAGTGAAATTTTCTAACGTGCCGTAATGTTTATAAACAATGCTGTCTAAACGCTCTTTATCTTTTGCAATGTAAATTTTACTCATCATAATCCCTTTTAAGCTCTAAACTAAATCCTTGACTAAAAAATAGCCCATTATCCGTAAAAACAGCTTGGCTCTCGCTTATCTTTGTTATCACAAATTTACCTAAATATTTGCCATATCCAGTAATTAACGCATAACTAAGCCCAGTGTGTGCTAGGGCATAAAGCTCTTTTAGTGCCTCTTGCTTGTCGCCTTGATATGGTAGGGTATGTCCGTCTATTTTTATACTTTCGTTCCCTAAATTTGCACGAAACAGAGCCGGGTAGTTTCCTATCCTTATGTTTTCGCTAATGCCAAATTCGCTCTCTTTTGATATGCCGTCCGTTTGTTTCCAGCTAAATTTAAAGCCGCCTAACGATAAGACCATTTTAACCCCTTATTGCCCTATAATACTTCTATTTTTTGCATTCATCTCATCTTGTCTTAAAGCCCTTTTTACGCTGGCTACTAGCTGTCTTTCAAACTCTGCTAAATCAAACTTACCACTACTTGTTGCGATATTAAAATCACCGCTAAAATTTACATTTATAGTTGAGCCATTTGTTGTCATGGCTGCTGCCTGATATTGTGCGGCATGGCTAAAGCTAGATGATATTAGTCCGCCGCCGCTACCAAATCCGCCATTTGGCGTATCATAGCTTTGCTCATCGCCGCCAAGCCCCACCCAGCCAAGAGCTGTTTTAACTCCGCTTTTTATACCATCAAGTGCAGAGCCGACCCAGCTAAATTTCTCTGCCAGCCAGTTAAATAGCGGCTCGAATAGCCCCTTTATCCATTCTACGGGCTCTTGAAATACTGCTGCTATAAATTTAGCCACACCACTAAATATCGCCTTCCAACCATCAAATATAAAGCCAAAAAATGAGCCGACCTCTCTCCAAATTTGCTTTATACCGCCAATAATAGGCTCCCAAACAGGACGCAACCACTCTATAAAAGCTATAAACCACGCTTTTACTTTATCCCAGTTTGTAATGATTATTCCTGCGACTACTGCGATACTGCCTAATATCAAACTCAAAGGATTAGCCATCATCGCCGCACTGATCGCTCTTATGCCGATAGCTAGAAATTTAAACGCTTTGCTTACTGCACCGGCTGTAAATTTAAGAGTGTTTAGCGCTACGTTGTAAGATAAAACAAGGGCTTTCCCCGCAACCCAAAAGGCACCTTTTATGAATTTACCCAAAGCTTTCATAGCAGAAGTTAGTAGCTTTGTCGTGGCCGTAAGTGCTTTCATTGCTTTGTCTTTTAGCCAAAGAGCAGCCGTAAAGCCTTTTGTTTTTATTGTAAGTAGTGCTGTCTCTATCTTTAAAAGTAAAAAGACATTTTTAAGCCTTATTAGTCCACTGCTTACAAAAGCTGCCGCATAGCCAATAGTCGGTAAAATTACTGCAAATCCCATAATAGCCACGCCCAAACCGCTTATTACCTTGCTTAAAAACGGGCTTTTTTCTGTTAGATCACTTAGCCAATTTGATGCTTTAGCTAAGGCGTCTGCTAGCGTGGCAAGTGGCGGTAATAAAACGCTACCGATATTTACACCTAAATTTTTGATTGCGTTTGTAAGGCGTTCTAGGCTACTTTTTGTGGTTTTTAGCTTAAGCTCACTTTTGCTACTATCTTGCTTTATAAGATTAAAGGCGTTATTTAGTATATCCTTATTTACGACTAGTGAGCCTAGATCATCACTAAATTGCTTACCAAACATATCTGTTAATACTCCCATCTGCTCATCGCCTTTTACATTGCTAATAGCTAAGATAAAATCTTGCACGGCAGTTGCGGCATCTTTTTTAATGGCATTTTTTAGATATTGCGCATCCATACCCATTTTATTTAAAGCTTTGTGAAATTTCTCATCTTGTCCGTCTAAATTCGCCAGTGCGTTATACATTGAATTAAGTGCGGTAGATGCCACTTCAGGAGCCTTACCTACACTTAAAAGGCTAGCACCAAGTGCTGCTGCGCTATCTGCGCTAAGCCCTAAAAGGTTGGCGTTTGATGAAGTTCTATTTAGGATATTAAATAGCTCGCTTGATTTAACCATAGACATTTTATCATCTAAAAAGTTCATTTGATTTCCAAGCTTTTCAAGCTCTTTTATACCTAGTTTAAAGTTATTCATAACATAAGCAGCCGCATCTCCAGCATCTCGTCCGCTCATATCAAAAGCCACACCAAGCTTACTAACTAGCCTTGTATAATCGATAATTTGATCTGCTTTTAACCCTTGCTGTCCGCCACTTGCTGCAATCGCTGCAAGCTCATCAAATCCCACGCCAAGACTAGATGATAGTTCTTTAATCTCGCCTCCAAGCTGCTTAAACTGCTCGTCGCTTTCAAACTCTATGTATTTTTTAACATCGACCATCGCACTTTCAAAGTCTATGGCAAATTTGACTGGTAAAGCAAGACTTACAGCCGTGGCAGCTCTTTCCATAAACTGCGATTTAAAGCCATCCATTTGCTTTTTTATGCCGTCAAGTTTAAGGTTGTTTGCTTTTATCTGCTTTAACTCCTTCATCAAATAGCGTGCCTGCTTGCCTGCTCCTTTTATAGATAGCGCAAGCTTTTTCATAGACGCTGAGCATATATCAATATTTGCAAGTCCTTTAACCGCTAAATTTAAAGCTATGCCGACTGAGGTATCAGCCATTTTTTAATCCTTTTGCTGTATAATTGCACCTTTAAAAGGGGTAAAAATGGATAAAGACAAGATCTTTGCTAGAGTTAATGCCGATCTATTTTTAAACAAGGCATTTGCCGTGTTTATCGGCTTTGTCATCATTTTTTGTTTTATCGATGATGAAAATGCTCTTATTTATTCTCTCATTGGTGCTCCATTTGTGGCACTTATCCTTTTTCCTTTAACCATCCCTTTATCGATGCTTTGCTCTTTTGTTTTTAAAAAGCTTTTTAAAGGCTTTTATGAAACCTTAACAAGAGTATTCTTTATAACACGCCCTTAGCCTTAATAATCTCTTGTGCGACCTTTAAGAATTTCAAAAATTCACCAATTTCCATATCTAAAATTTCGTTATAACCAAAATTTAGAGCATGACCCACAAGGGCAATAGCCTCTAAGCTATAACCCCTGCAACTTCTAAAAAATCTTGTAGTGCCTTTTGTAAAGACATATAGTCATTAAGCCCCATGTCTTCTACTTCCTGCTCGGTTTTATTAGTAAGCACAGCTATCATATAAATGGCTTTTTCCATTTCGCCGTCTTTTTTGTCCGCATTTTTTAAGACCCTTACGGTAGGTTCGTTCATCTGCCAAATTTCGCCGTTTGATAGTGTTATTTTTTTCATCTTTTATCCTTTATCTTTTATTCGCCTAAATTTGATCTAACTTTTGCCATATAATCAACGCCTGAAATAAGGCATATCATATTTTCAACATCTTTAACCACCATTGGCACGTTATCTATATTTATATCTAAGAAGTGAGCTGAGAGCTTGACGCTTACTTCAACCTCTTTGCCGCTTTCAAACTCACTAACCTCCCAGCTTATGATATCTCCTGTTGCTGCCATTGAAAACGGCACCGGATCGCCCTTGCCACTTCTAAAAATAGAGGCTTTAAATAAAAATGGAATGCGATCGCTAAAGGCATTTAGTCCCATAGATGCAAATTGATTTTTATCTATCTTTGAAATTTTAAACTCAAGCTCAGTCGCTTTTAACATACCGGTCGAGTAGTTTGTACTTAAAGCACCTTTTGCTTCTATTGTTTCAAACTCAATTGTTGGCACCTTTAAATTCTTTGTAACACCTAAATAGCCTTGTCCGTTTATATAAACGTTGGCTTCCTGGATAACATCTGGAATTTGTTGTTTTGTCATTTTTTCTCCTTATTTATTTAAATCTTCCATAAGTTGCTTTGAATAGCTATCTACACAAATAAAATCAAGCGTTAGCTGTTTTACTATCGGATTATTCTGCATTCTAACGTCTAGATAAAATTTACCCTCCGTTACGGTTGTGTCAGTGTTTTTTGCACTCCAGCTTAGCTCATATCCTAGCAATACTTTTGCACCGACAAGCCCCCTAAGTAGCTCTTCAACACTTCTTTTTGCATGATAGAGTTGATCGGCTTTGCGATCGATCGCAAATAGCACTCCCTTTTGAGCGGCTTCGCTAATACGGTCAAATATCCTAACGCGTGCTAAATCCTGCCATATCGTATCTTGATCCGACGTTTCCCCGCCCCAAGCTCTAAATCCGCTCTCACGGATCACGGTTGAGATATGCGCCGCACGTAGCTCGTCTGCTGTGCAAGTCTCTCCAAGTTCAAAGTCTATATCGTCGGCTAATCCTACAGCTCCTCCCATTACTCGGTTTGAGTAGCTGTTGCTATATCCAAATTCGCTTGACCCGTCCGTGTGTGCTATCATACCGGCAATTCGTGCCGATTGTGGCTGCATCGCATAGTCGTTTGCCTCATCATCCCAAACCTTGACGTATGGATATGCGGCGATTAAGCGGTTTGTGCCAAAGTCGCCCATTTTTACTATTGCTTCACTCGCCGAATTTGCCTTTAAATCGACTATTCCTGTGCCTTTTAGTCTTTTTGCGACGCTTTCAAGCTTTGCTTTTATCGCGTCCTCGCCTGAAAATTCAGGGGCGATGATGATATTTGGACGGTAGCCCGTTTGCACTTTAGCCTTTTCAAATAGACCTATCGCATTTACGCAAGCTGAAATTTCATCATTTTCGTCATCGTCATCGTCTTTACTAAAGACGCTAAGAATGATTTGAGTTTGCACCGCTTGATCGCTAATGGCGCGTAGGGCTCTATAAATCGAGCCTTTTTTAAAGCTCTCTTGTCTGTCTTTTTTAGCCTTATAAAGCTCGTTTAAAGTGTCTATCGCTTTATCGGTAGTCATAAAAAAGTGAAGTCCGTTTTCAAGAAGTTCTTCATATCCTGCTATACCGATAGGCGTCGTGCTTTCAACCTGAATCGGTCTAGCCGCCTCGGCTGAGACGGTTATGTTTACTCCAAATTTAGCTGCCATGTTTTACTCTTTTTGTTAAATTTTTGTCTTGTAAATTCATTCTTACTCCTTATATTTAATTTTATGGTATAGCCTACACGCCGTATAAAAGCACCATATTTTCCACTCGGCTACGCCGAGAGCCTTCATCATTCTTTTTAGGGTTCTATCGGCTAAAAAGTATTTCTCGTTATCGCATAAATAGTCGTGCACTACGATAGCCGAGAGATATTCTGGGCTATTTGGCGGGAACACGCTCCAAAAGATACGCGGCACGTTTGCTCCATTTGTGCGATAGTTTTTAGGCACTATCACGTTTTCATAAAGATAGTCCTCTACTAGCTCGAATTCATCCTTATCGTAAGGCTTGAGTATCGGTCTTCTGATTTCACTCATCGTTATTCTCCTTGTCCGCTAGGCTCTGTTTGCGTAGAGGCTTCCGGAAGCTCGAGTTGCGGTATATCATTCATAACTTTTGCGATATTTTCTTCGCTTATCTCCAATTCTCCTTTTCGCACCTTTTCAAGTATTGAGTAGCAGTATGTATATACTTCGCTTCGCCACTTGAAGAACGCTACTCCCTCGTCATAGAATGGGTTTGGCATAGCCGCATAGCTTGCGGCAGTTGCTATGTTGTCGTATCCTTTTTCGTGAGCTTTTTGGCTTAGCAAAGCATCTACATCGGAGATAAATTTAGCTTTTATCTCTTCAAGCGTAGGCTCTTTGGGCTTGCTTAGCTCCTCTATCTCTTGTTCGCTTAGTTTTATTAATCCTAATCTTGCAATATCTTTTTTAGCGTTTTGTTCATTATCATAAGCAAATATCTCATTGCTGCTATTTTTAAAATATACCATTTTTACTCCTTATCTTAACTCTATCCATTGAGATCCAACCCTTGTAGTCTTATAAAAATATCCATTTGGTATAATCTCATCTATGCAGAAGCTAGTCGATGCTGTGGGACTAGAAACCCAAGTAACCCCGTCACTAGACATTAAAAGTGGAACAGTGTGCCCATATGTAGACACAACTATGCTTCTACCTGTATCATTTTTATAAACTACATTCGCTTGCCTTTTTGATACAACATCAATCCAACCCTGACCTAACCCAAGGGGAGCGTTAAACCATTTGCAAAGCAGTTTTATAGTGCAGTTTGTAGTCTCATTAACTAAAGCTTTTGAAGCCGTACCATTTGCATGGGCTTTATTTACTATAATCTCATTATCGTTAATAATCTCATCAATACTAAATTCTGTGTTATTGTTTTGGCTACCTGATATTTGTACTATATCCCCTATCTCTAAACCAAACTTAGATAAAGTTAGACCACTTATAGTAATTTTATTAGTAACTTTGTCGAATGTTATTTGGGTATTTGCTAATGTTTTTGGTAGTAGCCTATCATTTACTGCTTTTTCAGTTACTGCTGTGTCTTCACTATTTCCAGTAATTGAATTTTTGAGTTTGGTTATACCCGCCTTTACTTCGGTAGCGTATATACTTTCGTCTATTTGCCCGCTAGTCGGCTCTTTTACGTCTTTGGCTTTGATTAAAATGACTACGCTCATATTGTACGGACGGTTTTCGTTTGCGGTCGGGACCGCTTTTGAAACGTCTATATTGATATTAAGTCCGTCTCTTCCGGCTCCGACTTGAGCCATGGCCGATAGAAATCCGTTGCTTGAAAATACTCCCGAGATTGAACTGTCAGCCGCTATTACTCTACCGAATGAGCCAGTTATATTTCTTATTGCGTCGTTTTGAGCCTCTCCGATAGGCGCGGCATTTCCACCGACCGAGCGAAAGAATTTGCCGTCGGCAAAATTCGGAATATTAAAGCTCTCTCCGCTTCCGCCGTAGGTATAGCCGATGACGTTAAAGAGTTCGGCATACTCTGATTTTGCGAGGCTTCGTCCGTCGCAGACAAGAAAGCCGCTCGGAGTTACACTCTCGGAGCTCCATAATAGATATGAACCTATTTTAACTCCATCACTTATTTCAGACTTTAAAGCAAACTCGGAACTGTCTTTACCGCCTAGTTTATTGCTATCGGCAGCTTTGGCGGTGAGTGGCAAAAACTTACTATCAAGCTTTTTTATCTCATCTTTTACGTGTTGGCGTGTGGCTAAAACGATATTATTATCAACTTTTAGCGTGATATTTGCAGCACTATCAACTTGCAAATAAAACTTAATCGTTATATCTTTGCTGCTACCTTCGCTTAAAAGCGGTTATAACTATCTGGCACAACACCAACGGCAAATAAAACGCCGTCATCTGTGTAAATGCCAACCCTGCGGATATAAAAACCGCCTACATCTGCTACTATTACGCCCTCACAAATTAGCACGTTTGCGTCGCTCTCGCTTTGAGTTATGGTGTTTATGCTAAATTTATGCTTCTCATTTGGTAAGGTTGTTAAATCCTGCGTAATTGGCTCTTTGCTATCGCTTACGCTCATTTGGGTTAAAACTATTTGAGCGTTATTTGCGGTAGCTTTGATAAGCCTATTAAGTCCTGCGTTGGTTAGAATGCTAAAATAATCCATTTAAATCCTTTCTAAAATATATTTATAATCTCGTGCGTTTTAAATGTATTAGCGTGATAAAATTTAGCCTTTGTTTCTAGCTCTCTTAAAACATAAGGCATAACGCTGATCGTTTCGCCCTGCATTAAATAGCCCCCTGCGGTTGTGTTTGCTTTTGTAGCTATTTTTATGCTTATGCCATCATAAACGCTTCTAACATTTTTATAGGTATTTACTATCTCATCGGTCTTTTTTAGGCTCTCTTTATTTATGCCGGCTTTACTTGCTTCAAGTTCAAGTTTAAAATGATATGGTGCTCCGCCGTACTCGTGCCACTCTTTGACGTTTGATGCAGTGTAAAATGATTTTAAGGCTTTATTTAAACTATAAAAAGTGCCTGAATAGTAGTGAAATTCAAATGCGTTTTTTGTCAGCTCACGAGCTGTGTATTCATCAAGTCCGTCAATATCTATGTCAAACGACGCAGCCAAAATAGGCAAAAGCTGGGATGGGCAAATACCCGCTAAGGTGTTAATCACACCTATATCTAGCTCATCAAGCCTTACACCAAAGAATTCATCTATCTTTTTATCAAATTTGCTTTTATGGTTTGGTAGCAGGCTCATAGTTCCGCCTTTTTATAGCTTAGAGTAAAACTTATCCTCACAAAGCTATCTTCGCCTACTTTTATATCAGCCGTAGGAGTTTGCAAATTTACCCTATACACTCCGTTTTTATGAAGGACGGAATATATGTAGCTTAAATTTAGATCCTCACCTATCTTTAAGCCGCTCGGCGAAGCCTTTATACTCCTATCGATCTCATCTTGCAAGAACATATCCGTTAGTTCAAGCTCCGCTTTTATCTCGACATTTATGATATTTGCATTGGCTACCACTACGCTATCGGTTAGCGGCCTTACTTTTTCGCCGTTTAGATGATCCGCGACGTTTTGGCGCGTCTCTTCGCTCATATTGGTTGTTTTTAGATAGACATTTACGATACCAGCACCGCCGTTAAGCACGCTAACTTCTTCTACCTTCGCATTTGCGGACATCGCTTGGTAAATATAGGCTTTAGCGCTTCCCGCCGTGCTAAATCTCTCTAAACTAAGCACGGCTCTCTCGCGCAATCTATCGTCGCTTTCACGCTCTGCTCCGCCTGTAAATTCGCTCTCTTGCTTTGCGGTGAGGACAAATGGAAGCGGCGTTTGGATTAGCTCGCATTTGATAGAACTTGATTTTACGAAGCTATCAAGCACGCTTACGCCTACTATCTCTTTGTCGCCCGCTTTTATACTTAGGCTATCTTTTAACGTAGCCGTCTCGCCGTCTTTGCTTACTAGTACAAGCCCAGGTGGAATATAAACGTCATAATTAAGTGTAGTGCTTAGACTAAATTTAATCCTTGCCGTAGGCTTTTCGCCTTTTAGTCGCTCGATGCCGTATATTGCCGCTACGTTATCAAGGTTGCTTCCCGTTGCGAAAGGCAAAAGCATTGATTTTACGCTTTGATTTATGCGAGCTCGAAGCAGCAACTCGCGGTAAGCCAAAGTTTCAAGTAATGCGCTGTAATTATCACTTTCTAAAAGTGAAATTTCATCACCCGTTAAATACTCTTTAAAGACGTTTTTAACGCTGTTTAAAATTTCATCGTAGTTAAGCTCTTCGATAACGTTTGGATAAGGTAAAGTTTTTAAATCAAGCATAAGCTACCTCCATACTATCGCCGCTCTCAAAGATTATTTTAAATTTAAGACTGTTATTTTGTAGGCTGATTAACTTTACTTCATCTATTTTTACTCTTTTTTCCCATTTCTGGACTGCCTCTATGACATACCAAGCAAGATCAGCCCTAAAACTATCATCAATGCGGCGATCAACTAGCTCAAAAAGACGGCTGCCGTATTCAGGCAGCATTACTCGGCTACCAAGCGGTGTGAGTAAAATGTCTTTGATTGAGCTTTTTACGTCGCTTAAATATTTAGCCATCTCTAATCCCTTGCGTATCCGTTATTTGTGTGATTTGTGAGTGAGCCACGGCTATCGCTTACCGACCCACCAAAATTTGCATTACCACCGGTTGTTATGGATCCAGTTATATTTACATTTCCGTTAATCTTAAAGCTACCCGAGCCGCCACCGCTCCCTACTGTGCTAATCGCACCTTGTATAACTGTGTTGCCAAGTAGCTTTATGCTTGGACTTTTTATCGTCGTATCAGTTGCATTTACACTCACGTTTTTAGCATTTAAATTTGCATTTTCGCAAGTGATATTTATCTGTTTTGGTGATGAGATTGTAAGTGCATGGCTACTTGTGTCATAACTAAAACGGACGCCATCTTCAAATTGCACGCTTGCTTGCTTATCGTTTGGGGTAGCTTTATGAGCGTTTTGATAAAGACCACGAAGAACAACGCCTGAGTTTAGACTGCCACGAACAGGCAGTACCAAAACCTGCTCGCCAACTCGAATAGGGCTAAAGCTAACCGCGTAAGAGTTGCTAAAAGCCTGAAATACCGGTAAAAAATCTGTAACCATATCGCCAAGCTTTACTCTTGCCCTATCGATCGACACTTCGCTTATTACTCCAATCTCAATAAATTCCGTCTTCATATTCGCCCTTTTGTATATGTTTGCCAAAGCTTGGTTTTACTTGTTTATGAGAGATACTAAATTTAATCTCTTTTACGTCATCATGGATGTCATCAAGTTTTTTATTTGACGCTTGGGTTTGTTCGTGACTTTTGGCAAATATTTCACGCATTGCAGCGGTGTTGTTGTTTATGGCTTCGCTACTTTTATTTGCAACTTCTACGATTAAATCAGTGTTTTTTGAGCTCATTTTATTTACTATCCAGAAAAATACGAAAAATGCTATAAACCCAAAAATCAGTAAAAAGACCACAAATTCATTTAGCCCCCACTTGCCACTAAAATTTATAAGCTCACCCGTAGCTCTTATCTCATCACTAAAACTTAGACTATTTTCCATCTTGTATTCCTATACATTGTTTTAAAAGACTTTCACACTCGCGGTAATAAATCATTATTGCTTTATCAGCTTCAAAAGTGTCATCATTATTTGGTTTTATAGGCATTAATGCGTTACATTTTACAGGCACGAGTTTTTCTTTGTAAATGATATTTGGCTCTGGCGTGTGTTTATTCACGCAGCCCGTAAAAAGCAAGGCAAGTAACACAAAAATAGCTAAATTTCTCATTTAAACAACTCCTTATAAGCCTTTAACTCAGCTTCACAGCTTTTATCTTTGACGTAAATTTTCTTTATTTGTTCTACCTCTTTTAACGGAGCGTTATCAACTTTTACCATTGCCTCTTTTATAGATTGATTTAAAGAAGAGATGGTGGCGTCGCAATGAGTTAAGTTTGCTTTTAATGTAGCCTTATCGTTTAAGGCGTCGTTTAAATAGTTAGTTAGCTCTTCATTTTGCTCTCTTAAAAGCTTATTTTTTGCCTTTGTACTTGCAAGGCTAAGACTTAGCCAAGCAATCCATACCACCGCTAAAATGATTAATGATTTACTCAAAAAGCCCATTTAACACCTTTTTTGCACGTGCTGGAGTTTGCTTTGCCCAAAGGCTCTTCATACCATTTTCATAGGCGGCTCTGTATTCACAGGCACGGATATGATGCATGGTGGTTACAAATTTCTTTACCTTTGCCACACCCATTTGATAGCACATCTCTATAACTACATCTTGGATATTTTGGGGCTTATCTCTTAACCAGTCAAAGGCTTCAAATACATCACGTTCTAACTTACAAAGCTTTAAATTTAATATCTCATTGGCTACAGCTCTACTCATAGGTTCTAATTTTGAGCCGTTTAAAGCAAGCTCGTCAGGTGTGAGAGAGCTAACCAAAAAGCCATAACCAATAGTTGGGTATCCAAGCGTATCTTCATAGACTTTATCTCTAAAACCTTCGTTTTCTTTGATTTTTTCTATTAGGGTCATTATTGCTCCTTTTTTGAGACGAATATTATGCACTTTGGCTCTTAAAATCTATCAATATTTTGTATCAAAAAACTTTGTCAAAATTTTTTATAAAAAACTTTGACAAAGAACGTTGATAGATTTTAAGACACTTTTGTTTCATAATTCGCCAAAAATTTTTAAGGATTTAAAATGTTAGTCGCTTTTGAAAAGGAGCTTATCGCTACCATAAAAGATTTAAATGAAAACACAGCACCATATCTTGGAGAGTTTGAGAATAAAGATGAGATGGCGCTACTTATAAAAGGTGGCGATAGTTTTGTATTTGTTGAGTTTGTTGGCGAAAACTACAAAGATATGGTAACAAAAGTAGCCACATACAACATACATATTTTAAGCACAACACAGAGCAAAAACAAAGAAGCAAGGCTAGAAAATAAGCTAAATGCCATAATTTTATGTGAAAGAATAGATTTAGCGTTAAGAAATTCACTACTTAGTAATGAGTTTGCAATTAAGCCAAATGAGTTAAAAGTAAACTTTAATAGCATAAGTGATTATGGCTACGCCTACGTCCTTACAAGAGTAGTGCAAACAGAATTATAGAAAAATCAGAATTTTTAATGGAGGAGTAAATGCTGTTTGAAGGACAACTATTTGCACTAAGTGAGCAAAAAGAGAAAAAAGAGATTGAAATTTTACTAGCTGTTACAGGAGAGTGGCAAGGGCATTACAACGGAGCCTTTAAGATCACACCACTTGATATAAAAAAGATGATAGAAAATTTTAACGACCGCAAAATTGATCTAGTAATAGACTATGAGCATCAAAGCCTATATGGCAAAGAAGCCCCAGCTGCTGGTTGGATTACTAAGCTTTTTACTAAGGCAGATGGAGAGGAGCTTTGGGGCAAGGCAATGTGGAGTGATAAGGCGGCGGAGTATATCAAAAATGATGAGTATCGCTATTTAAGCCCAGTATTTAATTTTGATGCACGTGACAATAAAAGCGGGGCTAATATCGGCGTTAGGTTAGAGAGCGTCGGGCTTACAAATACGCCGTTTTTAGATGAATTAGGAGAAGTAAGAGCAAATTCTATAAAGGAGCAAATAATGGATAAAGATCCAAACAAAAACACAGATGAGAGCCTCTTAAAAGAGGAGATAAAAGAGCTTACATCGCAAAATGAGAAGCTAAAAGAGGAGTTGGCTTTAAGCATAGTTGAGAATGCAATTATTGCAAATAAAATAACACCAAGCCAAAAAGAGTGGGCTTTAAAATACGCTAAAAGCGATTTAAACGGCTTTTATGAGTTTATTTCAAGCACTATACCGCTTATGCAACCTACAAACGATATGTTTGCAAATAAGGCAAATTTAGAAAATGAAATAGACGTGGTTAAGTTAGCACTACAAAAATAAAGGAGAAAAAATGTCAAATCAAATACAAAAACCAAAAACCTATGATGATGTCATAGTAGATAAAATTTTAGGAGTAAATGCAAAAATAGAAACAAGTAAGCCACTAGAATGTGGAGCGGTGCTGTTTAGCATTAATGGTGGCGAAAGCTTTGCGCCAGTAACAAGCGATAACCAAACAGAAGCTATCACAAACAATGCAGCCGTATTTGGAGTGCTTTGCGATAATGTAAGCCAGAGTAAAAGTGCAAACGTGCTAGTGCTTGGCGAAGTTATGCTAGAAGAGATTGCTTCTGAGCTTAAAATAGCTTTGTTTAAACAAAAAATTATAGTTAGATAAGGAGAATATATGGAAGAGTTGCTTAAATTTTTTAGCGTAGATGCGATGACTGAGATTATCAGTCAAAAAAAGGCGGATCAGAGTTTTATTACAGATACATTTTTTAAAAACGAAAAGCCGATTTTATCAAGCCACTATGAGCTTATAATCAAAAAAGGCAGGGGCGTGATTTTAGAAAGTATTAGCGAAAACGGTGAGCATTTAGTCACAAAAAACCCAAACGAAACCATCATCTCAGTCCCGCTCCCACGCTTCCCACAATATGACGTGCTAAGTGCTAGCGAGATGAATTTACTAAAAACACTAAACACTCAAAACGAACAAGCAAAATCGCTATCTGTTGCCATTGGCGAAAAACTAGCTAAGCAAAAGAGCAATATCACAAACACGATAGAGTATATGGCAGCAGGGGCGTTATTTGGTAAAATTATGGACGGCAAAGGCAATGTGCTATTTTCTTTAGCTGCAAACCGCAAAAAAATTACTATCACAAACAAAACAGACCTTCTTTTTCTTTTAAGCCAGATAGAGGCCGCCCAAATAAGTGAGCTAGGCACACCAAAACCTTACATTGCTTTAATCACAAGAGAGCTTTATGCAGAGCTTTTAAAACTAGCCACAGAACAAGAGCTTATAAAAACAGGCGTTGCAAAGGTAAGCAAAAGCGATAACGGCGGTTTAGTGTTAGAGCTTTTTGGACAAAAATTTATGCCTTATGATGCGACCTATCAAAACCAAAAAGGCAAACCGACCTCGTATATGAGTGGGAAGCAAGGCATAGTCGTGCCTGTGTCTGATGATATGTTTGAGCTAGTTTATTGTAGAGCAAATCACACATCAGCTATTGGTAAAGCTCCTAGTAAATTCTTTGCTGCCGCACCTGAGGTGCTTGATAAGGGCGTTGGTTGGGCTATTGTTAGCGAGAGCAGACCACTGCCGATTTGTAATAGATTAGACGCCATTGTAGAGCTAACTTTTGAATAATTAAAAATAAGCCTCATAAGCCATTTTTAGCTTAGGGGGCTAGTAAGGTATTAAAATATATTTTTAAAGCTTTAAAACCGCTTTTAAAAGCGTTAAAAATATATTTTAAAGGTTCATAGTGATAACAAACGATGATTTATTAAAAGAGGTTTCTTTAAAAGAGCTAACAGAGTTAAGCGACTTTGACGGCATAAAAGAGATTAATCAAACTATTATTGATGATGCTTTATCTGAGTGCATAGCCTTTATTAGCTCATACATTAAAATACCAAAAAACCCAACGCCACTTTTAAAGGATATAACGGCAAAGCTTGTAATAATTGAGTTAAAACGCCGAAACAATTTCCCAAAAGAGGCGTTAAACGAACAAGAAGAGAGGCTAACAAATTTGCTTTTAAAGATGGCTAATAAAAAGATACCAACAGAGATTAAAGACGAATATATGACGCCAAAACTAGTAAGCAGAGCATTTAGGCATACTGGGGCGAGAATGGATTTAAAGGATTTTAATGGCTGAAAAACCAAATTTAAAACTACTAGCAAAAGAGCTGTATCTAAAAGGCTTTAACATTGAGCGCATAGCTGAAATTTTAAACAAAACCCCAAAAACCATAAAAAATTATAAAACAGCACAGGGCGATTGGGACGAGCTAAAAGTGCAAAAATATCTAAGCCAATCAGACATTGAGCGAGAAAACATCTATCAAAATTTCATTGAAGAGATGCGTTTAGCCGTTAAAGACATCAGAGAGAGCGAACTAAGTGCAGCTAAAAAAGCAGATGCCCTATCAAAGATCGGTGATAGCTTTGTTAAGATGACAAAGGTTGCTAGCTATGAAAATCCACGTGCATATAAGCTAAGTATTGCCAAAAAGGTGATTATGCTAGTAGTGGATAAATTTAAAGATGATGAGAATAAAGAGTGCATTAAAAAGCTTATTTCGCTAATTGAAAGCGAAAAATTCATAAAAGCTATTGAAGAGCTAGATATTTTAAGGGTAAAAATGCTTTTTTCAAAAGATGAATTAGAAAGCTTCTTACTAGACACCAAAGATAAGCTTACAAATCTTGGCGTAAATGAGCCTGAGCTTTCTAAGCTTACACGCCGCGAATTTACCTCCTGGCTTGATGAGTTAAAAGATGAGCTAAAAGAGCAGATTAGCAAGGACGTAACGCTTGATCCAAAACTTAAAGATGAGCGTATCAAACGAGCCGAACACGACTTTATATATTTTGCTAAGACATATTTTCCGCACTATTTTAGCATCGGTGGTAGTTGTGCGTTGCACGAGCATTTATCAGACATTTTTAAAACCATAACAACAAATGAAAAAGGCGATAAATTTTGCGTAGCTGCCCCACGCGGTCACGCAAAGACCACTTACTGCTCACAGCTTTTGCCGCTTTGGTGTATTTGCTTTAACAAAAAGCGTTTTATTGTAGAGATCTCAGATGCGGTGGAGCTTGTTGAAGGCTGTCTTGAAGCGATTAAAGTCGAGCTTGAAGATAACGCAAATTTAAAAGCCGACTTCCCCCACGTTTGCGGAATGTCTAAAAACTGGAAGATAGGTGAGTTTATCACAAAAAACGGCGTAAAGCTAAAAGCCTTTGGTTCAGGCAAAAGGCTTCGTGGTGTCAAATACGGCACTTATCGCCCCGATCTTGTCGTGCTTGATGATTTAGAAAACGACACGAATGTTAGAAGTAAAGAGCAGCGCGATAAGCTTGAAGCCTGGCTTGATGAAGCCGTGCTAAATCTTGGCTCAGTTGATGGCAGCCTTGACGTGCTTTATATTGGCACCATACTTCACAGCGATAGCGTTTTAAGCAGAAAGTTAAAGCTTAAATTTTGGAATGCTAAAAGGTATCAAAGCATTACTCAGTATCCAAGGCGTATGGATTTGTGGGAGGAGTGGGCGAATTTATACCGTAATGTTAGCCGCGAGGCAAGTGATAAGTTTTACCTAAAAAACAAAGCCAAAATGGATGAAGACTCAGTTGTGCTTTGGGATGAAGCATTGCCGATTTTAAGACTTATGCAAAAAAGGGCTGAAAATTTAAAGAGTTTTAATAAAGAGCAGCAAAACGACCCAAGAAGTGAAACTCAAATTTTCACAAAAGAAAATATTCATTTTTACAAAGAATTGCCAAGATGCGATTATTACATAATGTATATTGACCCAGCTGGTGAGAAGAAAAAATCAGACTATACCGCTATAACCATGCTAGGCGTGGATAAAAAAGAGGCGGTTATTTACGTGGCAGAAAGCATTGTGGAGGTTATGAAAACTAAAAAAGCTATAAAAGAGATAATCCGCCTAAATGAGCTTTATCGTCCTAGGATTTGCGCTATCGAGAGTAACGGCAGACAGGAGTTTTTTAGAAAATGGATACGTGAAAAAGCCTTTGAAATGGGCGTTAAAATGCCTTTAAAAGGTGTTAATAATACAGCAAATAAAGGACTTAGGATTGAAGAGCTTGAAGTGCCTATTGATGATGGCGAAATTTTACTGCATAAAAGTCAAACGCTTTTAATAGAACAACTTACTGAGTATCCAGAAGCAAAACACGATGACGCACCAGATAGCTTAGCAGGAGCGTATAACTTAACAAAAATGTCAAAAAAATACAGAGGCGGAGATTGTGAAATTTCTAAATATTTTTAAAAATAAACAAGAGAGTAAAAGGCAAACTATCATAGCTAGGAACAGCACCTTAATAGACCTGCTTTTAAATACCGGCGTTTCAAATATCAGCGATAGCGATATGGATATGATTTTAACCGACCTAACTGTAACTCAGTGCGATGTAAGCCGTAAAGCAGTTACTGAGCGTAAAGAGGTGCAAATAATCTGTTATAATGAGAGCGTTAAAGATGAGTTTAAAAAGATTTTTAACCCTGACATTGTTAGCCAAATTTTAGAAACCTATCTTTACGGACTAAATGTTTTTGAGATAAATTACAAGCAAAAAGACGGCTTTTTATATCCACGCTTAATCCAGCGTGATTTTAGGCAGTTTAAATTTAACGATGCAAATGAATTTGTTTTTAATGTAAATGGAGCTTTACAAACAATACCACCTTTTAAGGTTATTTACGCCCTTAACAGAGCAAATTTTAGAAAAAATTATGGCGACGGACTGCTTAAAAAGCTATATTTTCCGGTAAAAATGAAAAATGCAAGCCTTAAATTTTGGTTTAGATTTTTAGAGCGTTTTGGCTCACCTTGGGCGGTAGCAAAGACTGATTATGACGCACAAGGCTTAGCAAATGAAGTCGCTGCCATGTTAGCAGGTGATAGTGCTGTAATTGATAAAGACGAAGATATTAATTTAATTATGCCAACTTCTAGTGTTGATTTCTCAAAGCTACCAAGCTATTTTGATAACCAAATAAGCAAAGCTATCTTAGGAGCAAATCTAACAAGCGATGTCCGTGAAGGCAGCCTAGCTGCCTCACAAATTCACAATGAGATAAGAGAAGATTTAGCTGCAAATGACTCTAAAATTTTAATCTTTGTGATGAATAAGGCAATTAGCTTTTTTAAAGAGATAAATAATTTTAATGGGGAGCTTTACGCCAAACTTTACGATGAGGACGCACCAAACTTAGAACGTGCCCAGCGCGATGAGATACTGCATAATATGGGCTTTACGCCAACAAATGACTATATAACATCAACTTATAATATAGAACTAGACGATAAACCAAAAGAGATAAGAGCAAACAAAGCCACGCTAAATAAAAAGCCAAAATACCTTGATAGTTTTGATATGGCAATGGATGATAAAAGGCTAAACACCGCGCTTGATAAGCTAAATTTAGAAAATAAACTAGATGAAATTTTAAACCGCTGTGAAACTTACGAGCAAGCATTTAATGAGTTTAGTAAAATATATGAGAATGCACCGCTAAAAGAGCTTGAAGAGATGATGTTTAAAGCCGTAGCAAATTCCCAAATAGCAGGATACGAGAATGAATAAAACAAATCAAAGTGCCTGCACTTTCGCCCGCAAAGATGGGCTTGGCTCATCTGCGGAGTAAAAAAATGACATTTAGCTTTTTTGATGAGCCAACAGCAGTCGCTCGGTTTTTACAAGATAAAAAACCTGAGCTACATTTTGATTATGATGAGATAGCTCACGACGCACACAAAAGAGCTTTTACGATTGCAAAAATGACTGAGCTTGATCTGCTTAAAGATATGCAAAACTCACTTTATGAAGCTTTTAAAAACGGCGTAAAGCTTGATGAGTGGAAAAAACAGATAAAACCTAAATTAGCCGCTCGTGGCTGGTTAGGTAAAACAGAGGTTACAAATCCAAAAACCGGTGAAACTAAAAATATATATGTTGGCAATCACAGGCTAAAAACGATATATAACACAAATATGAGAACTGCATATTCACAAGCTAGGTATCAAAGCCAAATGAAGGCTAGTGGTGAATATTTTCGTTATGTTGCAGTGCTTGATCGCCTTACTCGCCCCGCTCATAAAAGAATGCACGGCGTAGTTTTACCAAAAACCGATAAATTTTGGGATACAAACTATCCACCAAATGACTGGAATTGCCGTTGTAAGGTGCAGGTTTTAAGCGAAGCTCAGTTAAAAAGTCGTGGCATTAACCCATTTAAGGACGGATCGTTTTTAAAAGATATTGCAGGGGCGGACTTTGCATATAATCCTGGTAAAAAATTAGACAAACTAGATGAAATTTTATCTAAAAAACAAAGCGAAGCACTTGCTACGCTACGTCCAAAAGAGCAAGCCAAATTAAAAGAGAGACTAGCTAATTTTAAACACGAAAGAGATAAATACGTATGGCAAAGTGGGTTAAATAATATAGTTGATGCCGTAATGGCAGGTAAAATCATAAAAGACAAAATTTATCAAGTAGCTCAAGTTGGAGTATTAAAACCAAACATAAAAAATACACTAAAAGAGATAAATATAGAACCAAAAGCCGAAAGTATAGCCGTTTATCAAAACACAATCTCACACATTACACGTGATACCAAACCTAAATCAAAAGAGACAAATGCGGACGAAATAAAGGCTATTGTATCTGTATTTGATAAAGCAAAACACGTATTTTACGATATGCAAGAGAATACACTGCTGTATTTTTATAACTCTTTACAAGATGATAAAATGACAAATTATGCAGCGGTTAATTTAGATTATGTATTAAAGAAATTTAGGACGGATAATTTTATAGCGACGATTAGCAAGATACCATTAAGAAGCTATAAGGGCATATTGAGCGACAAAAAGAGATATAAAAGATTAAAGTAAAGCAGTGCCGGGCATCGAACCCAAGTCATTTGCAGTCGCAAAATGCGAGTGCCCCTCTGCCAAATCTGAGACCATCTACTGCTTTACTTTTAAGGCATTATACCACAAAAGGCTAAAAAATGATAGAAGTAAAAGGGTTAGAAAAATTGCAAGTTAAGCTAAAAAACTTGCAAAATTTGCAAAATCGCACCGCTCCACTCATAACACAGCTTGGTGAGACGCTTAAAAATTCCATTGAAGATAGCTTTGAAAACGAAAAAAGTCCGTTTGGAGAGCGTTGGGCGCCACTATCAAAAAGCACACTAAAAAATAAGCTAAAAAAGGGCAAATCAGAGAGAATTTTACGCCGTGATGGCAATCTAGCTGATAACTGGGTGCTAAACACAACAAACACAAAAGCAAACGTGTCAAATAACACTAATTTTAAGGGCTTTGCTTATGGACTAGCTCATCAATTCGGGGCAAACGGCGCAGGACGAGGTAAAAATATTAAGATACCGGCTAGACCATTTTTGCCGGTCGATAAAAACGGTAAGCTGGAGAGCCGCACAGAAAATACCATAAAAAATGAAACAGTAAAATTTATAAAAGATCTACTAAAATAACTACCCCAAAAGCCTTCTGCTCTCAAAATATTCTTCGGCTAGTATCGTAGTTTTAAAATCGTAGTTTTCGGCGCCTATTTGCTCGTCAAGCACCTTTTTTATCTCATCAATGCCAACTTTAAAAAACTCTTTTCTTAAATTTACCGCATTTACCCTCTTGCGATTAAATACCTTATGCAAAAATGCCTCAAGTGCAGGAGCGTCATCACAACTTATAATAGCATGCACGTCAAAATTAAACGGTACGCTAGCATCGCCAAGTTCTTTAACTCTATCCATAGGCTCAAGTCTTCTTGTCATCCCTATTTTATAAACATCTTCGCCAAAACTACCGATGTTGCTGATAATATACACATAGCCTTTTTTAGTAAGTTCTGCCATACTTTGAGCTCTTTGGCTTTTTTGTATGGCTTCTGCGAGTTCTCTTTCTAATTGCTCTATCCTTAGCCTAGCGGCTTCTTTATCGGCCGAAATTTCCAACTCCTTTTTGGCACGATCTAGCAAATTTTGATATATTTCTTCCTCTTTTTTTGCTTTTTCTATCTCTCTTTGGTATTCGGCCGCTGCTTTTTGCTCCTCTTTCATTTGCTCTTTTAGCAGCCTTTGCTCCTCTTGCTCTTCTTGTTTTTTGAGTTTATAATGATAAAACAGCTCGCATTCGGTCATTTTTAGATCAATATAATCTTCATCAAAACCTATCTCAAGAGTTATGGCAAGTTTTTCTATATCGCTAGCTAGTTTTGAAATTTGTTCTAGCGTTCTAGTAAAGTTTGATGGATTTACTTTTGAAATAAGCATATCACACTCCATATTGAATGCCCTTAACATCAATTTTGTAGTGTTTGTAAAAATTTGCTTTTCGAGTTTGGCAAAATTTGTAATAAGATTGTCGTCTGGGTAGATAATAGCTTCTTTGTTTATGATCATCTCTTTTTGTTTATCTCTTATCTGCTTTATCTCTTCTGCGTATCTATCTGATGTTTTATATAGGTATTCTGGCGTATCATAATGCCCATAGCTTATAAGCTCATCCACTCTAGAGTATAAGTCGTTTCTTTTGACAAGTTCGTTTATATGATTGTTTAATTTTTCTTGTTTTTGAGTTAGTTTTTCTATATTGCTAACAAGCTCGGATACGCTGGTATTCAACTCACATTCTTTGTCTTTGAGTGCCAAAATTTCGCTATTTTCAGCCTTTAAAGCATTTATAGCTTGCACTCCTTTAGATATATTTTCTTGAATTTCATTTAGTTCTTTGGAGGCATTTTCTATTATCTCTTTTTGTTCGTCTATCTTTATAGCCTGAGAGTCGATAGTATTTAGATTGTCTTTTGTGATATTTGCTTTTTTAAGTGTATTCTTTCTTGTGATAATATAAGTTATAAAGCAAGGCGTTAAAGTAAAAATTACGATAACTATCAAAAAATCTTTCATAATATTTTGCCCCTATTTGAAGTTATTTTCTATGAAGCTTTTTACAATTTCTTTTCGTCTAGCTTCTCGTTTTGTTAGCATATTTTTTGAGTTCTCAAGCATTTTTTCAAATTTTTCTTTTATCTTGGATAGTTGTTGCTTTTCGGTTATTAGTTGCTCTCTTAGCGCAGCCTTTTTCTCTTTTTCATATTCTCTTAATTGCTTTTTGTATAAGTTTTCAGTTTGCCTTAGCTCTCTTGCTCTAGCTTTACTAGATCTATCTATAGTTCTTATTATAGTTTTTACGATGCTAGCCATAAAGTAGCCTTATAAATTTTTGTAAGATTATACTTATTTTATGTAAGGATTGTCAAATTTGAAGCTGGATAAGCCTAGCTAAATAGACTAGGCTCGGCTTTCTTTTACGATAGCTTGGACGCTGTTGTAGCTTAGATTATGTTTAGTAGCTATCTCTCTTATGGCGATACTTGCTGATTTGCCACTTTTTATTAGTGCTTCATATTCGTTTGCTATATCATCGTTTCTAAATGTAGTTTTATAGCTTGGCACATAAATACTTGCACCTCCATACTCTTTTATGATCTCGCTTATATCATCGCTATCTTTTACGCGGTTATAAAAATATACAAATAGATCATAGTTGCTTAGCATCTTTTGCCCTTTTTGCCATATTTCTAAGCCCTAGTATTACATCACTAGCCTCTTTTTTATCAAGATACCACAGATAAAAAGGTATTTTACCGATAATCCTATCTATAAATTTACGCAAAGCCCACTCGCTCTTATCTCTTGCCACCTCATTCCATAGCCCATATATCATCGCTATCTGTTTTTTAGTGGCGTTACCATTTTTAGATACTGGCTTTTTAAATTTTACACCTTTATATGGTTTATACCCTACAAGCTCTAAAACCTCTCTTAGCTCTTCTATACTTAATTTACTTAAGCTATCTTTGCCGTATTGTGCTTGTAAATAGAACTTACGACACTCATCATCTACGAAGTAGTTATGCTTTAGAGTGTGGATCATCTTGATATAAAATCTTTTTAGTTCCGCCGTTTTGCTTGATCGTTTCATATTACGCTCCAACTATTTTACAACTATCAAATAGCAAATTTTCGGGCTCTTTGGCGATAGTTGTAATAATTGTAGAAGTATGGTTTGGCTTTTTACAACTATAAAATATGCTCTTACCGACTTTTTGGCTATACCACAACTTACCGTCAAATTTATCCAGACACTCGCGAGCCGTTTTATCGTCTTTTTCATGCCCTAGTAGGCTTAAAAACTCGGTCTTGTTTAGGCTTTCTTGCTCTTTTAGCAGCTTGACTGCTTTAGCGCTAAAGCCAAATTCATACTCGCTCATCATCGCTATATCTTTTTCAAGAGTAGCTAGATCAAGGCGGGCCACGTCTAAGCAAAATGAGCTGTCAATTATCGCTGCACGCTCTTTTTGCACTTCAAGGAAGAAGTTTAACTCGTTTTCATTAGCAGGACGTTGATTTAACTTATACATGCAATCAATCGCGTTTCTTATACAAGTGCTTCCTTGATAGTTCTTGCCGTCTTTGTTTGCGTGATGAAGCACAATGATAGTAGCTCCGGCTTCACGCATATTCTTAAGTGCGTCAAATAGCCTCATTAAGCGGTTGTCGTTGAATAGATCACAAAAATTTATTAGGCTATCTAAGAAAAATACGCAGTCTTTATACATGCCCTTAATCGCACTGGCTTCAAGATGCATCACCAAATCAAACGGCGGCATTTGAAGGCTTGAGCGCTGAATATATCTTAAATTTTCATATTTTTCTATCAAAAGCTTATCGATATGTCTCTCTTTTAATACGCTTACTGGGTTATCAAAATCTAGATAAAAGACCTTTTTGCCTAATTCACACATTCTTTTAGCAATAGCAAACGATAAAAAGCTCTTGCCACTGCCACCTGTAGAGTAGATCATAGTGATGAGCTCTTCTGGTAAAAAGCCCTCTATTAAAAACTCATGCTCTTTTCTAAAATCTCCCTTTTTCAAAGAAGATTCATCTAAGAATTTAAATATATTACCTTCTAAGGCGTTCATTTGCCTATCCTTTTTATAGTCTTTTCGATTAGCTTTAGCGATTTATCGCTTATTGTAATTTCTTGCTGTTTTTGTGCGCTAAGTACGAACGCACTTTCTTTGGCGATACTCCTCTCATAATCCTCGCGACTTATTCTTTTTACGTCGCCGATTTTGTGCTGATTTTTAAAAAGCCAACTATAAATTTGAGAGGTTTCGGAGCTATCAAGTCTTTTAAATACGCCGTTTTCATTTACACAAGCGCTATTTCTTAGGTTGCCTTCGTCATCGACTATTATAACCACATAAGGCAAATACCCACTACCGCTCTCGCAGCTACAAAGAGCTTCACCTCGATACGCTTCGCGGCAAAAGCTTATCATTTCATCAAGTCCGCGAAAAAAGCTACCATTCACGTATTTAACTCGCTCAAAAGTTATCCTTTGCCAAGCGATAGAGGCTTTATGCACGGCTAGTTCTGTGCTTACGAAATTTGCGCGAAAATTATCCGTAAAAATAGCAAAATTTATAAGCTCGTCATCGGGTATAAAATGTAATTTTCTATCAAATTTAATGATCTTTGCTTGAGGCAAAAAGCCTTTGCTATCGCCAAAAAGATCGGCGATGAGTTTTGCACGCTTTGAGGTCATTTTAACCCCTTTAGTGCGCATTCAAAAATATACTTTCGCTCACAATCAACATCGTCCCATAGTCTGCGATTTCTGCTAAGTCCTGCAAACAAATTTAAAACTCTCAAAGCTCTTTCCTCTAATATTTAAACTCTTTAATCAGTGTTTAACCATGTTTTAAACATTGATTAAAGGGCTTATTAGCCCTTTACGTGTGCTCTTAGCTAAAGCTATTTTCAGTGGCTAAGCTTAGCACATTTTTCATCTTGCCGCTTCCAAACTCTCAATCTTTGGCACTATTCTAAAGTTATCTTTGATAACTCTTTTTAGCCCTAGTTTTACTAAGTCCTCATCTTTTAGCTCGGCAAGTGCGTCTTTGTTTGGAACTTCACTATAGGTTATGCACTCTTTGGCTAGTCCAAACGCCTTTATTGAGCTTATTAAGCTTTCAAGTTTAGCTTTCACTCTAGGTATGCTTACGCTTTTACTTATACGGTAACCTATCTCACCAAATGTAAATTCCTTGCTTCTTTTTTCAGCAAATTCGGCTTTATTATCCTCGCAAAATAGCGTGATTTGCTGCTCGATGAAGTTCTTTTCGCTCTCAAGTCTTTCAACTTCGCTTTTACGTGCCTCTTTTATGCGGTTACACTCAAGCGTTACCTCGCCGTTGATTTTCTCAATACCTACATTTACTTCGCAGAGCCTTTTTAGAGCGACATCAACGTCGCTAAAACTATTTATTTGCATTTTTTATCTCCCTTTTTACATTAAATTTCTTGATATATTTTGCCTTTAAAACATATCCGTATTTTAGGCAGACAGCTAAATTTGATTTTTTAACTATCGCCATCTTGCCTACTCAAACAAACTAAATTTAAGCTCGGTTAGCCCATATTCTTTTGCCCACTCACGCTCGGTAGCCATACCTTTGCTATTATCGCTCCACTTGCACGGATGGCGGTAGTAGTAGCTACACACTCTAAGTAGCTCTTCGCAGTTTTTCATAACGCGATCTCGCTCAAGCTCGTTATATACATCCATCCACGAAAGCACGGGTGAGATAGGCTCATAGCCGTTTTGCCTGACGATAGCGCAAGCTTCTTTTGCTATTTGCCTCGCATAGTAGTTTTTATCCCAATTTTTGCACTCGATACTTGCGTATGGAGTGCTAACAAATACTAGTCTTGCCGTTTTCATTTATTCTCCTTTGTTTAAATTTGGCTTTATCGAGCCCTAAAATAGAGCTCTGTAAAATCAAATTTAAGCGCTTAAAATATCAACCAATCTCATCGTCTTAAGTTCGTAGATTCCGTCCCCGATAAGTCTAAAAAAGCGATCTGAGTAATAAGCCTTTTGTCCTTTGATCATGGTTGCTTTAAACTTAGAAAGCTCCCCGGTTTTATCAAAGGCACGTTTTACGTTTGATTTACCGCGCTTGATACCGAATAGTTCTCCTTTTGCGCTCATGCCAATCTCCCAGCCTTTTTTTCTCAAGTTTTTGATTGCCATCATTGTTTCTAGTCTTTTTGCTTGTGTGTTTGTCTTCATTTTTTTTGCTCCCTTCACAACCATTACTAATTACACTAAAAGAAGCATTTTTGTAGCTTCCTTAATGCTTAACTCATTTAGCTCTACCCCGGCTGCCTCACTTAAGCTTTTAGCCCTATTTAACAGCTTCACGCTCTTTCTAAAATTCCCTCTTGCTAGTTCGCCGACCAGCTTTACGCACTGATTATCAGTTACTCCGTAACTATCACAAAGCTCTTTTAAATCATCATCCACTATCTTATTATTCAGCTCATCTACCCAGCTAAGCCCCCTTAATATCCATTTTGAGCCAACTCGTGAGCTTAACTGTTCTAACTCATTGCCATTTTTTGAGCTGGTTAAATTTAAAAGTAGCCTGTTTGTGCCTACAAGCACAAGTGTAGTTTTAGAAAAATCATAAAGCCTTCTTAAACTCTCTAACGCGCGGTAAGGCAAATGCTCCGCCTCATCAACTATGATGATTTTTTCAAGCCTAGCAAGAGCGGTCGCACACTCTCTTATAAGCTCATCTATACTGCCTTTTGAAGTTATATTAAGCTCGCTAGCTATTATGCGAAATAGCGTCTTAGCACTTGTGTTTATGGTAGCTTCTATCAGTATCGCCTCAGGATGGCGAGAGCAAAACTCGCTCACGGCTCTACTTTTACCGCTCCCAGCTACACCGCTAATTACAGCCATATCTCTATCTTTTACAGCCCAGTTTATTACTGCATTGATACTTTTTACATCTTTTGTAATGATAAATGTGCCTTTACTTGCACTATCATCGCTCTTTGTGATATAATTATCAATGTAGTTTTTAGCAAGGCTCTCTACTTTTGATTTATACTTGTAGTTTGAGCCTTCCTTTAAATATCCGCTTACATAAGCACCATTTACGCCTATTACTTCTGCTAGTTTGTTTTGGCTCATACCAGCTTTGTTTAGAAATTTTAAAATTTCACCTGCTAACTGCATGTTTGCTCCTTTCATTAAATTAAATACTTTAAACGCCGTTTCTCAAAGAGAGTAAGAGGCACAAGAACAAGCTTTTAAACAGCCTTTAAAGCATTTTCTATTGCAATATCCGTTATGCTTTTTTTATCTTTTTTCTCACTTTTTTGCTCTAAAATTTCATCATATTCAAAGACTGCATTTGCTATCTTTGATATATTCTCTTGCTCTTTTATGCTTTGCTTTATTTGCTCTATGCTCGTATCTGCTTCTATCTTATTCTCTTTTTTGAGTGCCGCTTCATGCGCTTTTTTCATCATCTCAAGGTCGTATGCTACGTTTAGTTTGCTAAATTCGCTTACTTTAGCTTGTTTTATAACTTTTCTAATATCTTTCACGTTTTGCTTAAATAGCTTAGTCGCCGCCGCAAATTCCTCTGCGCTAAAGCTTATAACCTCTCTATCTTTTGCCTTGCAAATAAACGCTCCGCCTAGATCAAAGACATAAGCTTCGCTCACGTCATCGATATTTACGCTCACTCTTACTTGTGTGCCGACATTTGGCAGATGTCTTGAGGTATAGCGAATTCCATCTATCGTTATGCCTTTTTTACCCACAGTATGCACACCGCGACTTCCCGCATATAGCACGAAATTTTCATACTCAACTGCCTTTAACGGCGTATCGTCGCTATTCCACCTGATAATCGGTGCGCTATTTTTGCGTTTTACGGCGGTTATATCCCACTCAAGCACGGCCGCCTCAAAGCGTTTTTTCATATCCTCGTACGTTAAAAGGTGCTCTTGATGGGTTTTTATAAGGTGTCCGTATTCGTCTTTAGCGTGTCGCTCTTTCTTAGGCGTTTGTTGCTCTATATTTTCACGCTTTGCTAGGCTTCCGCCGATATATCCTGGCGTGTGAGCCATTTTTGACTTTTGCAAGGTCTTAAAGTGCCTTTCTACGTAGGCTTTATCTCTGCCGTGATATGCGCGTGCCGCGTCATAGTCTATATTTAGCCCTTCAAGCAGTCTTTGAAACTGCTCACTTACGTAATCGGCTCCGTTATCGCCCTTTATACATTCAGGCTTACCAAGGATTTCCATCGCACACCAGAGCAGACGCGTAAGCGCAAGAGCATTTGAAGTCTCAGCTAAAGTCGCCACGCATCTACCGCTATATACATCTATTAGGCTTAGTATATTTGGTCGCACTTGCATACCGCCTTCGCCGTCGCGCACGATCACGTCTAGTTTTGAGCTATCTATTTGCCATACTTGATTACGCCTAGTTACTAGTGCGCCTTGATAGCCGTGTGCCGGATCAAAGTAGCTTGTAGCTTTGTCTGTGCCCTTTGTGACGAGCGTGTATTCTAGGCGTTTATCGGCATAATAGCTCTTTATAAAGCGACTTATCACGCCTGTATCAAATAAAGGCGTTGCATTTCCGGCTAAAAACTCATAACGGCTAAATTTACCGCTTCGCTTCCCATATTCTTCGTGCAGATCTTTCCAAACCTGCGTTACGTTAAAATCCCCAGCCCCATACATTCTAAACTGAGTTAAGATAAACTCCTTCATCCACTCAAGAAGTTTATAGCTTCCCTTGCTTTTACCGCGTCTATCAAGCAGACCGCGCAAGCCGTGCTCTTTATAGGCTTTTTGCCATCTAAAAAGGTTTGCCTCGCTGATATTTTCAATCTCGCAAAACTTTTTAGAGGACAAAGAATTTAATTTCGCTTTTTCATATCTTTTTACTATGTCCCTTTTTACTCTTGCACTTGCGATCTCTTCATCGCTTGCCTCAAGAAATATATCGCCTTCGTCAGGCTCTACTTTTGCATCATCTTGGCTGGTTTGACTATTTTTCGCTCTTTTGATATCGCTAAATTTCATCATCTTATATTCGCTGCCTTCATAGACATATACGCTTACGTCGCTTTTTAGCTTTTTAGCTCTCACTGCAGAGCTAATGTCCGCAATATCCACTTCAAATAGCAACTTTACTCCACCGCGACTTCTAGTACCTGCGTCATTTATGCGGATGTATGGATATTTGGCAGAGTTGCGACGTGCCGCCTCTTTTAATGCGCTAATGCTTACACCAAAAATTCCAGCCGCCGTGCCGGTTTCAACGTATAGCAT